CACATTATAAGGGAAGTCAGTCAAATCTAACCAAAGATTTACAATATAAGCTCTAATTGATTTTTCGTTAGCATAAGTTGCTAATGGATTGTTTGGTAAGTCTCCACTAGTTAAAGCAGATTGAGCATAAAAATTCTTCATATTTTTGAAGATATACTCTCTGGCAATTGTAGCACAATCAGACTTATTCAAAGTTTGGTAAGTGTAACCATCAGCAGTTGGAGTTGCTTGTTTGTAAGCAGTTGTCCAAAATTTATTAGTAACTGCAACAGTTCCGCTTTCATCCATGCTTAAAGTTGAGCCACCTAAATCACCCAAACCTTCAATTTCAGTTAAGGTAAATCCTTTTCCAGTTGCAATTGTGTTAAGATCATTAAGCTTCATGTTAGCATAAGGCAAGCCAGCAGTAAATAAACCACCTCTATTGTTATTGCTCATCATAAATGAGCTAATAGAAGCATTTTCTTTTAATCTTTGCGCTCTCAAGCCAGCAATATAGGCTGGTAAAACATAATCTAACTCAACAATTTCGCTTCCTTTCCAATCAGAATCATTTACTAGTTTCAAGCAGATGTAAGGAGTAATTACTTTTGAAAACAATGTTGCAGGAGCTAAAGCGGTTACATGGTTAGCATAAGTATCAGTTTTGCAAACTATACCAACGCCATCTAAAATAGTATTTCTAGTATTAAATTTAGCTTCTAAGTGAGTTTTTACAGTTGCTAAAAAGCAAACTGGGAAAATAATGTCATATCTTGCAGCATCAATTTTAGTTAAAATACCAGTCAAAACAGGATCAGTTGCGCCACTTGTAAAGGCAGTTATTGTCGCAGCAACTCCACTTGGTAAAGATTCAACTTTAATTGAAATTCTATTACCTTCTGTTCCGTCATTCTTAGCTGTAAAGGTAACTGTTCCAGTAACATTTGCTGCAGTAACTGGTGAATTACTATCTGCGCTAATAGCAGTTACTAAATCAGCACCAATGGTTGTTGCTGTTGAGGCGGTTGTTACTGCAATTGCATATCTGTTTTTAGTGTAAGAACCAACAGTTACATATAAAGTACCAGCAACAGGGCTTGAAGCTGTAAAAGCAACTGATCCAGTAGCTTGAACGCCAGAAGCATTGTCAGAAACAATAATTGCATCTAATCTTGTATTAGGGCTTGCTTGTCTAAAAGCATCAATCATTAAATGACCAATTGAACCAGCTCCGCAAAGGTCTTTGCCATCGTTAAGTCCAGTTCCAATATTTGAAACTAAATTACCGCTTGTAAAAGAACCAGCAGAAGTCCCTTGAGCTAAAATTAAAGGGATTCTTGCTCCAGCATCAATTTTTTGTAAAGAAGATAATAAATTAAATTCTGAAATAGGATAAGTACCAGTCATAATTATTCTTTTGATTTAGTTTTAAGTGATGATTTTGTAAAAAGTTGGAAGTTAGATTTATTTTGTTCAAATCTAAGTTGTTCAAACCAAATGGAATCTAGGGGAGTGTTAGCTTCATCTACTTCAATTTCTATTGAAGTTCCTGCTTTATACCATTTTTTCTGGATATAAAAGTCTTGTAAAAACTTTAATTCTGCTTTCATTTTTTATTTTGCTTAGTGTGATGAACTAAAAATTAGGTAGTGATGATACCTTGAAGGTCATTAAACTTATAAAAAAGCAAGTTGCAATTAATATTAGTTGTTATTAACTTTAAGTTAATAATCACTACTTATTATATGAACTTAGACCCAAATTTCTTAGCAAAGTTAGCGCAAGAAAGCGCAAACGAGACAATCAAAAGCAATTTTAGAGATTACTTTAAAAAATTTGCTTATCCGTTTATTCATCCCAGTTCTCCATTGATTGAAACTTGGAGTATTGATTTAATGTGCGAATATGCACAGGCTGTTGCTGATGGTGAAATTGAAAGACTTATCATAAATATTCCGCCCGGACTTATGAAGTCCACAATTTGGTCTTCTGCTCTTCCTTCTTATATTCTCGGACGAACTCCCTACGAAAAAATCTTTGCAATCTCAAATAAAGAAAACCTTGTAAATAGAAATATCGGTTGGACTAAAAGAATTACTGAAACAGCTAGATTTCACGAGCTTTTCCCAGAATTTAAGGCTGATGATAGGAAGAACACAGAAACGCATTTTAGAACTACAATGGGCGGTGAAATGCAGGGCTTTGCAACAGAGGGAAATATCACAGGTGAAAGGGCAAATTATCTTTTATTTGATGATTACATGTCTTCAACAATGATGCAATCAGAAGCCACCAAAATTAGGCTTCTAAATAAGTTTGCAGATACATTTGAAAGTCGTGGAAGTGTTGTAAGAAATAGTTTTGTAATAATAGAGCAAAGACTTGGTGTAAGTGATTTAACTGGCTTCTTATTGAGAACTAGAGGCAAGGAATATACTCATTTGTGTTTGCCAGTTGAGTTCGAGAAAAAACAATACTTCTATTTTGGTAATTTTAAGAAAGAAATTAACGAGGGAGATTTACTCGCTCCTGAATTGCCAAGATTCACAAGAGAGAAAGTTGACGAGTTAAAAAACCGCACCGTAGATACTGAAACAGGAATTGCAAATGGCAAACAAGTATTTTATACGCAATATATGCAAAAGCCAGTTGCAGAAGGTGGTAATATGGTTGATATGAATTGGTTCCAAAGATTTGACCTTGAAAACTTGCCTTATATGCAATTTGATTCTGTATATGTTAGTGCAGATACAGCTCAAAAAGTAAAAGAAATAAATGACCCTTCCTCATTCTTAAAATTTGGTGTGAAAGGCACTTCAATTTATTTAATAGATAGCTACAATCAACGAGCTATTTATCAAGACACTAAAAAGAATCTTTTGATGTTTGCTTCTAAATTTCCAACTGCAAACTCTATTTTAATTGAAGATGCAAACACTGGATCATCTTTAATCCAAGAGCTTCCCAAAGAATGTAGTTTTGGTATTGTGCCAATTTCTCACGGAGGCGTTAAAAAAGAAATTAGATTTTACAATGCAACTGGTGCAATGGCTAACGGAAATATTTATTTTCCAAAGCAAGCAACTTGGTTATTTGACTTTGAGGATCAACTGATGCAGTTCCCTAATGGATCTCATGACGACGCTTGTTTTGTAAAGGGAACTCTAGTCGCTACAAATAAAGGAAATATTCCAATAGAAGAAATAAAAGTTGGAGATAAGGTTTTAACTCCATTTGGATTTTTTCCAGTTTTAGAATGCGGCATAACAGGTAAAAAAGAAGTTATTACTAACTTTGGATTAACTGGAACTAAAGAACATAAAGTCTTTACTTTTAATGACGACTTTATTAATCTTGATAGCTTAACCCAACTTAGTAATTTATCAAAATTAAATTTATGCAACTTGATTCAAACAGCCCTCCTAAAACTGTCATATTCAACGGCATTACCTTTGGAAGAATGGGAGGAAATAGGAAATATTACTTGTCTCAATCCAAAACAAATGCAGGACGGAAGGGTGCGATTGGATTGCATAGAGCTATTTATGAATTTCATAGCGGAAAGACAGTTCCTAAAGGCTATCACATTCACCATAAAGATAGTAACCCTCTTAACAACAGTTTTGAGAATTTGGAGTGTCTTCCAGCTAAGGAGCATGAAAAATTGCCTAAAAAAATGGATATTGAAAAGAATAGGGAGCAGCTTAATAAAGTTAGGCATTTGGCTACAGAGTGGCATAGAAGTCCAGAAGGAAGAGAGTGGCACAAGCAACATGCAAGGGCTATGGTTCACACTCCCAAAAATCAGAAAAAATGTCAATCGTGCAGCTCTGAATTCTTATCAAAATTCAAAACAGCCCAATATTGCTCTACAAAATGTGGCTCTCAATATAGATGGAAAAACAAAGAGAAATATAGTTGGTAAACAAGAAGTGTATAATCTGAAAGTTGACAAAATACCTTTATACTATGCTAACGGCATTCTAGTTCATAATTGTGACTCATTCTCACAATTCCTTACTTGGTTTAAAAATAACTCGATTGACTGGGATAAAATGTTTACGGTATTTTAAATATGACTACCGCATTTTTCACAATAGAATGGTTCATTTGAGTTGCAAAGAATAAGAATTAGCCAAACAAATATCCAGAAACCATAAGTAAAAATACCCAAAATAAAGTGTAAAATATGATTAGGCACTTTTTTATTTGCTGGCATAATTTTATCGCAACATCTGCAGAATTTATGCTCTTGTTTATTAGACATTAGAATCCTCCTCATCAACATCACCATCAATTTCCATTACAGAGGTTTCAAATCCTTCGTTGTCCAAAACATCAAAGTCGAATGTTCTAAATGCGAATACATCATCAGGTTCAACTCCATCACCTTGATTAAACCAACCATTAGCTTGAAAGGTATATTGATGAACATAATAAGAGCCATTAAACAAAAACATTCCGTTACTTACAGAAATAAGGCTTGAATATCTTACTTGCTCTAGGTTAGAGGTCGGCTTAAATCCAAGTAACGCTCTAAAAATATGAGGCTTGTAAGAATAAGCTCTATCTTTTGTTAAAGCGTAAAGTAATTCATCGTTTGTAGCTCCGCAAGGAATAAAAATATAAACAGTAGCATTTTGGTAAAAGTTTTCTCTTATTGATTCGCCGTTCAAGTTGTTGCTTATCCCATCCCCAGTGTTTCTTTGGTTTTTAGAGGTTGTTTCTTCTCCCAAAACAACAACTGCCCATTTAGTTGATTGCCCACTATCAACATCGCTTTGAAACATTGCAGCAGCTCTTTCATAGTCAACAGCTCCAGTAATGCAAGGATCAAGTCTTGCTAAAATAGTGCCTTGTGCTGGAGTTCCTAAAGTTGATGTGCAAGCGTAAGTAAAAGTTGTAGATGTTGGTACTGATGCAACAGTTTTATATCCGTTGTATCCATCTTTATAAGTTGTTAGCTGAGTAATTGTGCCAGTTGCTGGGGTTGCAGGATTGCCACTTACTTCAAAAATAAAAGTATAGGCATTAATTATTTGTTTGCATTGTAAAGACTTAGCAGGGCTTGCAGCTGCATCTTGTGTTGCACCATGAACAGTATAGGTAAAAGTTGTGCTAGTTGGTACGCTGTTAAGTGTAGTAACTTTGTTGTAATTCTCATTACTAGCACCAAAAATTTGTACTTCAACATTTGCATTATTAATATATCCGTGCGCTGTCTTAGTGGTAACTGTTGCAGTAGTTCCGCTAATTGTTATGCTTTCAATATCAATAAGAGGCGCAGATAAAAAATGGTTTTTATCAGTATAAAGCGTTTTAGTTCCATTATAGTCAGATTGGTTAGCTCCGCTTATTTCAACTGTTGTGTTTCCTCTAATTAAAGGGTGTTTGCCTGATGTAATTGCTAAAACATGATTGCCAGTTCTTGTTAGAGAAGTGATTGTTAAAGGAACTTTTGCACCAACAATTAAAACTTTTTCTCCAACTGTTAAGCCATGAGCCGTTGCAGTTGTTGCTGTTGCAGTTCCCGCTGTTTGCGTCAAAGAGCTAACTGATAAATTAGTTGTAAAATCACCAGTGTATCTTGGTAATATTGCTTTAAGCTGATTTACTATTTCTTCTGTTTTCATTTTAATTAAAAGTGTTTGTTTCCGTATTTGTCATAAAGACTAACTATTTTTTCGTTTCGGTCTATTTGCTTTAATCCACAAGAAGGCTGGCTTACATATTTATAAGACCTTCTTTCTTTTCTATTTCCACTAGGCAAAACCACAAAATCTTTTCCATCAAAAACCATATTGTAGGGTCTATTTTGAATAAGTTGCCCGACTGTTTCAGGAATTTTTATATCGCAAGCTTTCATTTTCTAAAATCAAAAATTAGATCAAATATCATGCCACCGATTATATAAGAAGTACCAAAAAAAGCTATACACATCATAATCAACATGGCAATTCTAATCTGAAAGAATAAAAGATAAAAAACCAATCCAAGTATAATGGCTCCTAATAATATAGATAAAAATATTTTCATTTCTTTTTCCTAATAATTTGATTATGCTTCCTCACTTCATTGCGAATAAGTTGTTTAATCCGTTTTTCTTGATCTTTTGTTAGAACAAAATCAAAGTCAACTTTTACTTTTTGAGAAGGTATTGTTTGAGTTGTAAAAAATCTAATTATTTTTTGGTATAGGTTTTTCATAGTTATTTATTGATTAAAATTTAACTAGCTATTAACTATAAGTTAATAAAACTAAATTACAACAACTACTTTATTTTAGAATTTATGCCTTGTCTTATGTTGTTCATGATGTTGCCACGACTTTGTCTAATTGGGCGTATAAGGTTGTTTCTTGGATGGATATAATTGTTATCAGAATTTATACCACCTTTTTCTTGAATTGCTGCGTAAGGAGTATCGGCAGATATTTCTAATCTGTTCGTTCCGAGTGTTTTACCTCTTACGCTTCTGGCTAATTCACCAGATAAGATTGCAGAACTTTCAAAGCCACTTTTATTAGAAGCTCGGTGGTTTACATATCTTCTTTTTCTTTTTATGATTAGTGGGTAAATTCTGCCTGTTTTAGGCTTATTCATCTCATCTTTAATAAGTCCGCCTGTTGTAGTTCCTGCACTGCCAGCAATTTCTATTGAGCTGTTTTGTAAACCCTTTCTAATTCCTTGTTGAATTATCTTATCAAGATTAAAAATTGATTTTGGAATTTTAGACTTAACATTCATATTTTAGTGTTAGTTAAAGTCGCATCACCTCTAATTGAGCATTTTAAAAGCGTTAGCTCACTTCTTCCTTCATAATCTGGTATTACTTCAACAATTTCGTATCTATTGCTAGAATATTCTAAAAGGTGGATTTTTGAAGCGGTGATTGCTCCGTAACGAATAAAGAAATGGTCAGTGATTTTACCGATTGTATTTACCCCATCAAATATCTCTTCTCCACTTACGCTTTTTTGTAAAGCCCAAGTTGAAACAACCAAAGTAAGATTTAAGTTTGGGTCAACTGCTGTGGTACTTGTAGCTTGCTTTGTTTTCTTATAAATAGAAACATAGGCTTTCATATCACCTATGCAGGCTTTTGCTGGTCTTGGTTTAATTCTAGCACAACTTCCCATTAAAAATCTATAATTTTAAATTGACTAAATAAATCCATACCCGCCTGCATATCTTTTGAGCTTCCACAATCACCTCTATTCTCATAAAGGTAAGTAATGAATTGTAAAAGAGCTTGTTTTGCATCTTCTGGCACACTTGCATCAGAAGAACCATAACCAGCAACAAAGTTAATTACAACAGCTTGTTTTCTAATATCAACATCAGATGGAAATTCTTTATCAGCAACAAGGTAAATTGCAGAATAATCAGGTAAGTCCGTAATATAATAATTAGCAGAACTAAAAGCTGTTAAAACTCCGTTGAGATAATATTGAATTGAAGTGATTGATTGTAACTTAGATTTTCTTAAAACAATTCCATTGTCATTATATTTTGGAGCTAAGGAACTTACGCCTGTGTAATAATTAAGTCCATCAATGCAAG